CACCATTCCTGAATGAAATCAACTTTTTGATTTCCCATCTGGTACGATCCCATCTGCAATCCTACCATGCCAGATTGATTTGCTTCCGCAACATTTACAAACACATCAATCCAAGATGGATTCAGAATTACTACATCTGAATGCATGAATATTAAATACTTTGATCGAGGGTCTGAAGCTTGTACCCCCAGATTGGCTGCTTCGGACCAATAAAGATTCTTGGGATTTCTAACAACCTTTACTTGTTCTTGTATTTCATCAAGAAATAATTGAGTTTCTGGACCAGAAGCGTTATCAACTACAATTACTTCATAAGAATTATTCCTTGAATTTACAGCTATCGACTGCAAGCATAAGTTCAAGTAAGACGGTCTGTCTTTGTGGATTATGATGATGCTTACTGCTTCACCAACACAATCATCAAGATTAAAAACGAGATCAGGTTTATTACCTTCTAATGGATTGTGAACATGTGGTGTTTTCATGCGTCTTCAACCTCTAGTTCGTGAGGATGTCTCTCACAAGCAAAACTTAGTTCTCCTTCTGGAGTTGTAATTTTTTCAACCCAAGAAGCTTTTTCCTTAGACATAAAACTCTCTACGACATCCTTTGATTTAGATGCCTTGTCCACTCTGACAAATAAATTACGGCCATCAATTTCCTGTGCGACAGTTAAACAAATAAATACTTTCATAAAGCTCCTGTTGAACCAAAACCACCTAAATTTCTTTTTGTGACACTCAAAATATTGACAACAGACCAATCAACTTCGTTGTTTTTTTCGAGTAAAAACTGAGCTATTCTCTCTTTTGGCTGTATTGTTATTTCGTTCGATGAAATATTCATCAAAATCACCTTAATTTCATCTCTGTAATCTGAATCAATTATTCCGGGAGCATTTGGGATAATCAGTCCTTTTTTACCCATAGAACTTCTGATGCAAATCTTCCCGTGATACCCATGTGGAATTTCAACCTTGATTCCAGTACCTACCAGCATAGGAATAAAAGATTTCAGAACTAAAGGTTCTGTTATTGATGCCCTCAAATCGTACCCAGCTGCCCCATCAGTTTGTCTCTGAGGAAAATAGTCACAATTATCAACAACAATGTTGACAACAACTTTTTTTTCTTTCTTCTGTTTCAGCTTCTCAAGAATTCGCTTGATCATCTTGTTTCTCCGAAAGAACGCCTTGTTCCATCTGCTCTTGTAATTCTAAGATATCCTGTTTTGCAATGACAGGGGTAGGATCAGTTTTATTTTCTTTGAGTAGAAACTCCTTGTTTTTTCTCTCGCTATTGATTTTGATACAATCATTCAAAATGCTTTCAAAACGAGAAAAAAAATTCTTCAGGGCTGAATGAGGATATTTTTTAGCTCTTTGCAACATCATATTTTTGATTGTTACATCTTCAATTTTTGCTTCAATATAATTGATTATTTGACTCAAATAAATTGGTGTCAAATCCGTTGTCTCTCTAAGCCTTTTTTCTCTGTCAGACAGTCTATTTTTGACTGAATCAGAGTTTGATATCTTGAAATTCGTATTTTCTGCCGTCATAGTCTTCCTTCATTTTATCGAACTGTTGTTGTATATCTTGTGTCTCCGCATATTCAACTGGGCCGACAACTTGAATTGGTGCGTAGATATCCTTGTTTATTTGTTCCAATACTTGTTTTTTTTCATCATCAGTCATTTCTGAAGCAGTTATTATGTCATTTGATTCTTGATCATAAAAACATATTATCTTTTTTCCATCTATATCAACAAGAAAAGACAATAAACTTTTTACTGTTATCATATAAATAAGATAGTAATGAGATTTTCAGGGTTCAAAAAATTCATCGAATCTATCGGTGGAGGCAGTTTTCTTCCAACGACTTGGACTGGCACAGAAGCCGATCCAAGTTCTTCCCTTGCTGGGCATCCTACATTTCTACCGGGGACAGATGTTGCAATCAGTTATTCTCCCATGGAAATTCCCAACACTCAAGTAGACGGCGTAGTCAAACATTTCAGCTACCGCACTAATCCAATTACTATTGAATTGGAAAACGGAACTAAACTAGCGATGGATGTAAAACAATATAATAATATTGTAGGGGATTTGCCAATTGTTCCAAAGCTTACATCACTTGTAATTCATTTTCAAAGAAGACCAGATGACAACAAGTCTGAAGTATCACAGATTGTCAAATGTATAGCTAAGTTTATTGGACCAGAGTACCTTAAAGCAAGTTACGGAATTAAGAATAAAAATCAGATGCCATGAGCAACTAAGAATTTTCTCACTTCATCTGGATTACTAAATCCTTGTGGCATGTCTACTATGACATTCGCAATAATGTCGCCTCGTTTGAGGTTGTTTCTGATGTCATACATGCCTTTATTCTTCACTCGTAGTTTAGTCAAACATTCTGTTTTAGCAGGCATTTCAATTTCAACGACATCATTTTCTGCTGTTGGTATTTCTATCTTTCCACCAAATAACATGGTACTAAATTTGGCCCTTACATTACAAAGAAGATTTAATCCATCAATTTTAAAAGTTTCGTCAGGTTCGAAAACACATTGCACATAAAGATTGCCAATTCTACCGTTATTTCCTATATTTCCTTGCCCATTTAGGCACAGAGTCATATTATTCTGTATTCCTTTAGGAACCATAAAACCAATTGTTTGTTCGTCCGAATTGGTTTTTTTGGAACCAAAACATTTTTCACATTTATTTAAAGCAATCTTCCCGTGACCCAAGCACCGACCACAAAGGGTTTGAAACTGGAAGATAGAGTTCAAAGCATTAACGACATGTCCTGAGCCATGACAAGCATCACAAGGCCTAAAGGATGTTGCTCCGAACCCCCTGCAAGTACCGCATGGTAATTTCTTGCTAATGCGTAAACTTTTTTCACCGCCATGGATACTGTCTTGTATTGTTATCTTGTAAATAATTTTTATATCTAAATTTTCTTGATCAAATATATCAAAAACTAAATTGTTATTTCCACCTTGTAAACTGAAATCGTATTGTTGTCTTTTTTCTTTGTTTTTCAAAGTATCATAAGCATTTTGTATTTCAACAAACTTAGAATGCACTTCAGTATTACCCGGATTTCTATCAGGGTGATACTGAAGTGCTTTTTTGCGATAAGCTTTTTCTATTTCATCTTGAGAAGCAGCATGGCTAACTTCCAAGATTTCATAAAAGTTCACGATTAGACTAAAACACCTTTAATGCAATGTGGCTCCATCAAAACACGATCTCTCTCTGAATCATCAAAATTTGGCACAGGCACACCACTACCAGAAAGAATAACACGATCACCAATCTTGAATCCCCAGTTTTCTGGATTCAAGTTTGGCCCCAAATCCTTTACAAACGCTTGGTATTCATTTGTAGGCTTGTTGTTGTTCAAATGCAGCTTGGTGTTCATAATCTCTTGTGCTGTAAGCAGTTCAAGAAGTACTTGAGAGCCAACAGGCTTGCAGCCCTTAACTTCCTTAACTTCGAAATTAGCACAAGCCTTAGTCTCACAATTTTTCTTACACGCCATTCTAAACTCCTAATTTGTTGAATCTGTTGTAGTAACTACGGAAATTGTGTTCGTAGTTGCCAAACTATAATTATTATAGTTACCAAAGTGCGGTAGTGAATCGCTGAAAGGCAAAGGAACATAATTTGAAACAAAATCCTCTTGGAAACTAACTGTATTCCAAGTAGTATTGTTATATGTTGTCGGACACAAAGTTGTATCTGTTTTAACCTTATCATCATTAATGATCAAGCTTGCTGTAAAAGGTTTCTTTTTTTGATTTATGAATTCTGCTATTGCTTGTTCTGCAATTATTTCTGATAAATCATGGTAAGAATTTACAGCCTTCTTATAAACAGAAACTAAAAGCTCTTTTAAGTCTGCAAGATTAAATTCAACCTTATCCATTTTTATTCCTCGATGATGTAGCTGATGAAATACGATCTGGTGTCTATTTCACCAATTAAAATGGTAAACTCCGCATTTTTCCATGTAAGTTCGGCATAATGGTCGAATATCGGTCCTTGCCAGTCTTTCCCATGTGGAAATGCTTCACATAAGCGTATGAATTTATAAGCATCCGTACCAGATAATGATTCCATATATGTGATAGGTTTAACATTTATTGCATCACAATGAACATAATCAGAAAGACATCTTAAAAGTTTCGATATTGTTACCCTTTGAAAACCATGTCTTTTTAAAGAAATTGATTCTTCTATGCTTTTTATTGTTGAACAAATTTCTTTAGAAATATTTGTACATCCCATTTTATACATGACATCTTTTTTATTTTGCAAATCATCTTTCAAATTATCAATCAAATTTGAGTTGTGATAATAATTTTCTATATTGAATATATTCGAAGAACTTGATATTGTTGTATTGTTTTTAATATGTATCGACTGATTTTTCTTATTTGTTCTTGAAAGCCATCTGGTCTTTTCTGGAAGAAAGCGAGTATACACTTTAGTAACTTCTGGATTACCTACAAAATTCAAAAAATCTGGTTGTATTTCATCTATGATAACTTTCGATAGCGATGTTAAATCCTTTTTGAGCGAAAAAGCTTTTTCTTCACAAAATTGTATGATTGAATTAATTTCATGACACTTTTGAAAAAAAGCAGGTGTAAAAACAGTTTCCAAAAAACCAGATAATCCTTTATGGTTTAAATCAATTGCATTAAAAAATTCATGAATCCTAGCAAAAGGATTATTGTAATTTTTAGACACAGGGCTACTTAATAGTGCTAATAAATTTTTCAAGCAAGATACAGAGCTAAATGTATCTATTTCTTGTTTTGTTTCACACAAGATTGAAGAATACAAAAAATTATTAGCTTGTTTAATTTGTTCTAGATTCATTTTTTTGTCCCACAGGACTTATCGTGCAGCACAGTTTTTGCCCCGCAAACTTCAAAACACCGTCAACTTGTCCATAATCTTTAGTTACTAAGAACAATTTTTCAAATGTTTGAAAACCAATATCCTTGTGGTTCATTTCTCTATGAGTAAATTTCATACTCACTAGAACCTTTTTTTCTTCTTGCAGAAACCTTACAGCCATCTTGGCTTTGGTTTCCAAATCATGATCTGTAATTGATGGTGTCAGACGAATTTCTTTCAGAACGACCATCGTCTTTTTCTGTTTTTTACGAGCTTCTTTCTCTCGCAACTTATTTTCATATTTAAACTTACTAAAATTTTCAATTATACAAACGGGAGGATTTGCTCCCGGTACCGTTTCTATAAGGTCTAAACCTTGTGTTTGTGCATATTGCCTAGCTTTATCAACAGTCATGATACCTAGCTGATTATTATCATGACTAACTCTTACTGTATTTGCCCGAATTTGAAAATTTATTCTGTATCTTTTATGATCAAAACTCATCAGATTTATTTAGCTCCTCATTCTGCTGTGGGTGAATCTAAAACCTCAATCAAAAAACCTTCTCTGTCATTTGGAAATCTTCTTGCCCAACAAACATTGTCACCCAAATAGCAATGATAGTTCGGAACATTTGATGCTATAGGTGCTGGTGCAGTTGCACATATTTCCAACAACTTAAATTCTAGGAAGTATTTTCCTGAAAGACAAGTGTCATCAGGCATCCATTCATATATAAGAGTACTTCTTATTAATTGATTTTCTAATGTTGTTCCATCTAGTTGCTCAATATCTTGAAATTCCATTTCTCCGATAGCAGAATTATTCAAAAATCTTAAAAGTCGTATGCCTGTTCCTTTCTTCCAACTGTATATTTCTGTATTCATTTGACCACGAAATACATTTACAGTTTTATTTTCTTCGTCTATTGATTCTACAAGCATTCTTTCAAATGCACGACCATTACCAACTTGGATAATAGTATCCATATTAATTTGCTCAAATCCAATATTATCTGCAAATTGAATAGTCGATGTTAGTGTCGTTATATTAGACTTCAATTTAGCGTTAACCCACATACTTGCTTCAACAACGAGGTTGGTCAAGTTTATTGGCTGCTCACAGTCTGTCACATCTACTTTGAAAACTGGTCTGGTATCATGCCTTTTTATCGTAAAATCAGCACAATCTACCGGAACACCATGACAGTCGTACTGAATTTGATTGCTATAGTTTATCATACTATTATTTATGCTGTCTAAGGAATTTTGTACTTTGAACTGTATTTGTATGTTTTACATCAATTACTAGATTTCATATAAACTTGAAAAACTTCTAATTGACAATCATAATTGATCTTTTTCAATTCATCAATTCTAGCTCTTTCGTTTTTAGTCAAAGATTTGGTTATGTGTTCAAATGGTACTGGAAGAAGCCGTTCCAGTTGATTGGACTCATTCATTTCCAAGCTGACTATAAAATTATAAGTTTTTATTTTTTCAATTTGATTGGCATGAAAAACGAACGAGTTATTTGTGTGGTCTATGAGTGCAGGGTTCAAAGGAATAAAGTTATTAGTAGGAATATTTAAGCGACGATTGCTAAAAAACTCTGCGTATTTAAACACAAAGTATACTTCAGTAACGCCTTTTATTTTTTTTAAATTGAAATACTTTTTGTACATTACAAAAACTCATCCGGTAACAAATTATACCAGAATTATTTTTTCTTTTTGTTTTTTTTCTTCTTTTTCTTGGGAACAAGAATCTTGGGAAATTCCTTATTCATCTTTTCCCATGCAAAAGGAGGTGAAGAGGAATGTGATGTAAAGCCAGCACTAGGTGGATATGCCCCATATCGAGCCCACGCTTCTCTAGCCCTTGTAGTAGCTGATGATTCTCTTGTTTTTAACCACTCTGCAAATTTCTTCATGCAATATATATGTTCAATAAAATCTTTTTGGCATTCTAACTTTTTTAGTGGTTATTTTTGTCAACAAATCAAGGTCCATATTTTTTTTTGCTTCTGCGAACATGTCCATCAAAAAATAAAACTTATTCGATAATTTACTTAAATTTGGTATAGTTGTATAATACCCTGTATGTTCTACAAAATGTTTGGCCGTTCTAGTAGTATAAAAATACTTTAAAAAAACTGATTGAAGCTTAGTTTTAAAATATCTCTTGATCCAAACATGTTCTTTAGGTAAATCAAATTTATGATAACCTTGATTTATAAAATACAAATTTCTTTCGAAATAATTCATCTTTCTATATTGATTTTATAGCCTGCTTTAGCTAAAGTCCTCATTACTTTTTGCTCTTCTCCAGCAGCAAGTAATTGACGGCCATATTTATCCTCATACTTAATTTTATAAATCTCCGCTTCTGGCAAGGTGATAGAATTGTCTTTTTGGGACAATCCCATATTATCAACAGCAAGCAAACTCTTTTCAAAAACTTTCATCTAGAAACTCCTATCTGAGGTCATCCATTAAAGAATTTCTCAATTCTTCAATTTGTATCCTTAGCAATTCAATGTCTTCTGACTGTTTATTTTGAACTTCCAAAAGCTTCATGTTAGCTTGCTTGTAAAAATTCAAATCATCCAAAAGATTCTTCAAATCGGCTTTCGAGTTAGCAAAAAACTCATGGACCGCAAAGTCATATTCTGGTTCCCAGTCTCCTCCAGCCCACATCAAGTAGTTTTTAGCACCTATACTGGTGACTGAAAAATCTCCTTGAGGAAGACTGTTGAGTCTTTTTTTTATTGCTTCCAGATCGGCCTTACACCTTATATTTAACATGAGGCCTCCTGTAACATTCTAGTTGTAATAACAGTAGCGAACCAGCAAAATTAAAAATCCCGGCTTGTAATGATGTGGTACTTTACAATCAATTAATTGATTCATGCAAGTAACGATAATTTGAGAGTCTCTGGTCACAGAGCCATCAAACTCATCATCATCATCAACAATCTTTTCGTACTCTTGGTGCGAAAATTTTTCAAGCAATCGCAAACAAACATCAACCGACTTTTCAAAAGATTTTTCATTGGTAAAAGAATTTACAATATTAAAATCTTTTTGTGTGATGTTTTCTGTAGGTTTGAAATGGGGATAAAACTCAAATATTTTATGAAAACATTCATTGATTTTATCGTATGCAGTAGTTTCAGTCACAAAACTGCTATCTTTAGATAACTCGGCATCAAAAACATCAGTAGCACGGATTTTCATAAAGCTCATAAATCCTCCTTGAAAAAAGTGACATCCTGTCAACCCAAGAGCAAGATACCAAAAAAAAGAACTCTGTCAACTCAATCTTTTTTTTGATCGTAACCTACTACTGCATGATGTAAAACTGGGTAGCCGGGGCAATTGTCACCCAAAGGCACACGGTCATCTGAAAAATCAGTTCGCAAATGGTCAGCAACAGCCTCATCAATTTGCTTCTTCTGTCCTGTCAGTTTGAGGCAATGATACACACCGGATTTCAAAGAATCCTCTGATAAATATCTGCACCCATCATTGGCCTTAGCCATCAAGTTACAAACATGAACTACATGCAAATTAGATAACGGCATACAAACCCCTAATTAACTACCTCAACTTCTTTACCGTGGTCAGAAATCAAAATTCCATTGTGATGATCAATCTCATGTTGACATACTACGCTAAACAATCCTGAAAAAGTCTCGCTGATATCGTTAACAGTAGCATTACTCTCATTAATGGATAATTCCTTGCCTTTAAACAAAGCGTTGTTGTATCGCTTAACCAAAAATCTACGCATACCGCCATTTTTGTCCTTGATACTCAAACAGCCCTCTAATGAATCTTGTTTAGCCTCTTCACTTGTGTATTCCATATCAACAAAACACCTGTAATTCATGCCATCCTTACTGGCTATAAAAAACTTGAGTGGAATACCACATTGAACAGCAGAAAGTCCAACTCCATGATTTTTCATGCATAGTGAAATCATGTGTTTTGCTAGCAACGACAGAAATGCCACATCCTCGCTTGATGCTTCAGCAATCTTGCTGGGATGTGGCATTTCTGCAATCTCAACAATTTTTAATGGGAACCATTTTTGAAATGTTGCATGAGTGCTTGCACTTTCGTGTTGAGCCATTTTTCAAGACTTTCTGCATTAGAAACGATAGAATTTGGGATGTTTAAAACAACTTTAACAGAATCTGGCTCCGCTGACAATTGCTTGTCAACATAGTCTCTAATAACTTGACTAATTGATACTCCACGCTTGTCCGCATGTTTCTTCAAAATTTCTTTATAACGAGTATCAACAACCAAATTCAGTATTCTATCTTTTCTTGTTGCCATGATATTATCTTCTTTCTTCCTTTTTCTTTTTCTTCTTAGGAGCCTTTTCAATAAAAGATTCCTTAAGTTTCAACTTAAGGAGAGTTGCATCCTTTTCTCTCTGCTTTCTTCGGGCAATTTGACTTTTTGATTCATAGTACTCAAGCCTTTTGATTTCCTTCATAATGCCTGCTTTGTTACAAGCTTGCCTGAAGGATGACAATAAATTCCTGAAATTCCTTTCCCGTTCCTCGAAAGAGGCATTCATGGGCAAGTCTCTAGCTTCAACTTTTACATTACACTTCCGCATTTTTTAACCCTTTTATCTTAAGTAATTTGCCAAAAAACTTGGGAGTTGTTAATTTAATAATTTCCGAAAAATTAACATTCTTATGTTTAATAGCAAATTTATCCGAATTTTGCCTTTCATCAAAAAATTGATTAAGACATGAAATTATATTATTGAAATAGTAAGCATTCAATGTACTATCATCCATGTTATTGAAATTTAAGAATGAAAAATAGTTTTTCATCCTATTTCCAGAATTGTATACCTCGAACTCTTGAATCTTTTTACCCTCGAACCATGTCAATCTTTCAAGTACCGACAGACACTTGGATTGACTTAGGGCACCAACGAAAAATGAATTACCAAAATAATCAATATAGCTTCCAATTAAATGGCATATCGTTAGTATTTTCTGAAAATCGCTTTCCTTAATAAACAATAAATTTTTATGTTCTAATCTCATGCTCAAATCAAAAGTAAAATCATTTTGAATACAGATTACGCCTATGCCATTATCCAAAAAACTTTTGATTATACTTTGATATAAAAATTCATAATGCTCGATTGCATGATTTTTACCGTATTGAAAACTAATGGATTTCTTAAATGGCATTATTACAACTTTATTTTGTGGTAAATCTGGCAATTTTTCATTTAAGAATGTAGGCAAATGTGCTCTTGAAAAGAAGGGTGGAAAAGTTACAAGAATCTCTGGGTGTTTTTGAATAAATTCATCAGTCAAATAACTTTTAAAAAATTTATTATACTCATGAGCGTGTTTTACATTGAAAAATACTTCGTTCAGACTACGAGATAAGACTCTTAATAATGTAGATTCATTATTTATACCATCCGTATGTCTATACAATTCATCGGTATTATGACCATTTCCTAAATACCAAAACTCATCAGCTTTACCAAAAAAGCATCGTAATCCATTCCAAGAAATTACGATGTTGTACGAATTGTCATCTGCAACTTCATAGTCATAAACAGTCTTGGCAAAGAAAACTGTTTGTGCAAGCTCTCCAACTATTACGAAAATTTTTACGGACCTTATATCAGCAAGGCTCTTTTGTGTGATTTTTTCTCGTTGTAAACCTGTTTTGTTTACATATCTGATGAGATATTCTTCAGGACCATTCATTATTTTGTCTATCTATTATATTTTGAACATAATCGGCATCATCAACAAGACCAATCTTGATACTTGTGTCAGACCTTAACAACTCATTTGTTGCTTCATGAATAATTGAATTAAATTCTGCAATATTTTCACAAACTTTTTTATAATTACACAAAACAATTTTCTGCTTAGTGTTCGCAACATTCAATAATCGCAATCGCAGCCCTTCCTGTCCAGCCCCATAAAGTTGATCAGGGCTTTCAACAAGCAAATATGGACAATTTGCAGCCATGCTCAAACGAGTGGAGGCCGTCCAAAATTGAATCGTAAATTCAAAATGTTTTAAAAAAGCAATAACATTTTCTAAATTTCTCGATTCGGGCATCAAAGTCAAATCAAGTATATCATCTACTGGACACTTATGTACGCTTTGTTTTTCTCCCATCCAAACTGGATTGAAACCTTTTTCCTTAAGATCATGTATTAATTGAACATAAAAATCTTGACTCAAATTTCTTCCATAAGACTTTCTTGATCTCGCAAATATTCCAACCATTCTTGGCAGTTTGTTTTTTTCGGCCCACTCCAAAGATGCTATCGACGGTTTTGGCAAAGGCAGAAAATGCCTTTTGTTTTTTTCAGGAGCAGAAAAAAAAGATCGTCTTATATTATCTTTCAAACAAACTGGACAAACTTGTCTTGAGTCTCTACTGCCAAATGCTTTGCCACATTCAAGGCATCTTGATTCCATAAGCATGTTACCTAAAAAATGGCTTGGCAGAACCTCTCCAAAATTTTTCAAGTATAATTCTAGTTTTTTTATTGTCTTAGAATGATGATGCAGAGCCCTCACGGTTTCTCTAAGACCCATACAGTTTTCACTCAGTTCCCAAAATTCATCTACTAAATGTTTATATAAAAATTCCCTTCCATACCAACCAACTACAACTATGTTTTTGTCTTTGTTCCTTTTAGCTATTTTCGGTAACAGATAATGAGGAATCAGCCATTCACAACCGAACTCAACTAAAGCAATTATAAAAATAGTTTTATTTTTTTTATACTGATTATAAACATTTCTATAAAACTCTATATTTTTGAGCTTCTGCTCTTGAACAAATTCTTTTCCATCCAAATTGTCGTATCCGACATTTAGAAAGATCAAGTTGCTACCCTTGTCATCGTAGCTGGCTTACCACACTTCGGGCAACGAAATTGTCTTTTTTTTCCACAAGTAGAGCAATGATTTTTAAGCTCATACAAATCTTTTAAATCCTCTGAGGTTCCTGTGGATGTTCTCCCCCAACGGCATTTCAAACACCTAATCATGTATTGCTTTTCCATAGAGATATTATAGTTAAAAACAAAAAAGCCCATGCAAAAAATTGCATGGGCTTTTAATTATTATTTTATTATTAAGCGTGGTATTGACCGTCTTTAAAACTTCCACCTAAAGAATTACTAATCTTTTCAATTTGGTTTCTCAAATTCTCAAATTTCTTTTTGAAAGAACTAGCCTTTTTCTCGTTGAGGCCAGTTTTAGTATTCATTTCAACTTCAAGATTGTATAGGTCACGCTTGAGTTTTTCCAGTTTTGGATACGCTGGATGAGCAGCTAAACCCGCTGTCACCTTCACTTTATTTTCTTTATCAACAGCATCTGGACCAACTGTATCAGGGTAAATAGGATTGGGATTATTGGCTAATCCTACGGCTTTTTCGCCGTTGTCTAGTTTGCCAGCTTTTTCAAGTGATGTCTTAACTAAATCATTGAGAGGCTTGCCTCCATCAACTTGATATTGTCCAGCTTTTTTTTCTACTTTACCAGTTCCATCTTTTGCCTTCTTAGCTTTTTTCTTTGCTTTGGCTTCATTCAAAGCAGCTTCCATAAGCACAGTTGTCTCGTCGGGGAACATCTTGCCACTTCTGGTAATAACATCAGTCCAATAACTGGCATCGTCAGAGCTTAGTGATTTTTCTTGGACAGCATAATTACCAAAGAAGTCACTCTTAGGAGTTTGATCAACCTCTGTAGCCTTAAATATGCCTTTATTCTGGGCACTATCCCATAAATCACAAAGCCTGTTGAACTCATCTTTTTGTTGTTGCCATGAATCAGTCATGAATTATCTCCATTTAGACCTTATTATATATCATGGTTTCAGCAATTTTTTGCATTCTTCAATTGTCAAACCCTTAAATTGCTTGTACCAACCGTCATGTTTGCCAACATATTTGTTGCGCCCTGCAATTATGAGTCGCAAAGCATTCCTCGTATCATGCAAATACTTGCATTTATTGATAATAGTAATATCGAAAGTATCCAAACTATTGTAGGCTGCTGCCCTTACTAATAAAGTAAACAAACCGAACAAGCATTTGTCTCTCCAATAAGGAGACAAAACTACGAGCATGGCAGTTTTTTTAGCAGTTTTGTATATCTTGCTTTTTCTCTTAATGAAAAGTTTGGATTCAAGAGATTGAATAAAAACTTTTAACTTTTGAAACTTATATTTCTTATGGTTTATAAAAATATGATTAGGCTTGGGGTAATCTGCATGAAATATTTCTCTACAGTCATACCAACACGGTACACAAACTTTATTTCTGAACTCTTCTGCTACCGAAAACGCTATATTGCAGCAATTGTATAAGATGGGTATTTCACAAATATCATCCCTCACAAATTGCATCAACACATTTTTCGTTATCTTCAGCATCTTTTATATATTCTATATTTTTTTTACTATTTATATCTGTTTTTTCAAAATACTGATCTAAGTTATTTATTTTCACTATTTCCCAATGCATATCATCCTTCGGCACATATTCTTCTTTTGTATAATAAAAAATTTCAAACAAATATTCATATGTCTTTGCTATAACCATAGGTTTCGTCATACCATTGTATAAGTCCATAAATATTTTTCTAACTAATCTTATTGCTTCTTTTCGAGGAGCTTTCCCCAACTTTGTCATCAAGGTTACAGCTTTTTTTGGCCCTATGTTTTCTAAGAACAGAGCCTCAACTATTTGTTCCTTCAAATCTCCATCTCTAAGTTCCGCTATGGCTTTATAACATGCCATAACATCGCCTTTTTGAGGCCTATGAGTCAATACATCCTTAAAGTATTCATGAAAATTTGAATCATCAATAACAAGTTCACTCATCTTTTTTACTTTCTTCTATCAATACGAGTCGATAATCCATACTTTTTTCTTTTGGGAGTTCATACCTTTTATGCCTTGGAGGAGACTTAAAGGTATAAGTCGAAAACCCATTAGATGGTGGACAAACCTGTATACTAATTAAGTTGCCTTTTTTTAATTCTGATTTAAATCTTTGGTAATCATCATCCCAAATCGTTATCCTTCCCATCTCAAAATTATCATCCATAACAGACAAGCTAGCAAAAGAGCCTTTGCCACTTTTGAACTTTTTAATATTTACTTCGAGTATCTCACAAATTACTGTTGACCATAAAACGCCTGCTTCATCTTGTAGTTTGAGATTGTTAAAGTTTTTGTTCGGCTGATAACCTGCTGCATTTCTAATACGGTTATCCCATGGATAACCATAATATGTCTCCTGAGCCAGCCTACTATTATTTAGTAAAGGCAAAACCTTCGCATCGTCAATTTTTACTTCCTCGCTGACGAATGTTTCCAAAGTTGGCTTAACAGGAGCCTTATCAGCAAATCGTTTAAGTGCTGCTTCAGCTTTTTTCTTAGCACCTGCTAACAATGAAATATATTGATCTTTATTTTCAAAATCCTTTCTTTCGATATAATCAGATAATATCTGTATATTTTTGGGTGTCGCAAGCTTTATGACATGCAGTTGCTCTGGCAATGCTTCCTTGATGACTTCGGCAAGTTTAGTCAAAGAGGCTTCAAATCTTTTTTGTCTATCCTTCACTATCTTTTGATAATCTGCAAATAATAACCAAAATTTATAGAGTTCAACCGGATTGTTTTCCTTGAAAACTCCTAAAGGGATCAAAGCCCTTAGAACAGTTGCCTCGGTTCCAAAACGGGAAAGAAAGTCTTCAAAGCCATCGTATGGCTGGAGTTCAACAATTCGCTTGGCTTTATCCTCACCTATACCTTTGATGTTAGAAAAACCTATGTAAATCTTACCATCAAATATGCTAAATGTTTCCTTAGACAAATTAATATCTAATGGACAAACTTCAACCCCATGATTAATTGCCTCGGAGATATAGTCCCTTAGCTTTTCGTCATCACTTTCACATTGTAGAGTTGCTGTGTAGAATTCTAAAGGATAATGTGCTTTTAAATACAACTGCCTAGCAGAAATATATGAATAAGCTACGGAATGGCTTAGATTAAAACCGTATTCAGCGAAAGATTGTATCTGATCAAAAAGTTTTGTTACCTCTTCTTTAGTAGTTTCCAAAACAAGCTGGCCATTCTCAATAAACTTGTCTTTATATTTCCCAAACGCTTCTATTTTCTTTTTAGAAATAGCTTTTATAACGACATAACAATCACGAAGAGGAATCTTGCCTACAGCAGCAAGAATTTTCATAACATCCTCTTGGAAAATCATAATGCCATAAGTTTTACCTAAAATTGGTTCTATAACAGGATGCAATTTATATTCCTGTTTGCCACGCTTTCTGAGTGTGTATGTCTCATCCATTCCTTGATTCAAAGGGCCGGGACGATACAGAGCTACAAGGTTAACTAAATCATCAAAGCAATCCATTCCACATTTTCTAGCTAATTTTCTGATACCTTCAGAGTCATACTGGAAAACACATTTAAGATCACCAGCATTAGCCATTTCCATGCATTTTGCATCATTCAAGTAAGACAGATCACTCCAATCCCATTGACCTTCTAATGCAGAAATGTTTTTCAAACTGTGCCGTTGTTTTACCATCTTTACTGTTAATGCAATTTGCCAAAGACTACTTACAACCAACAAGTCAAATTTGATCAAGCCAACTGGGCCAAGGTCTTGACCACTCAAGCCTTCAACCCACGCAGAAACAGCTTCTCCTTCGGAGCCTTTGACCAACGGCACAAATTTATCAATGGGTTGATTGCAGAGTATCAATCCACCAGCATGTTTTCCCATGCTTCTATTGCGATGTAATAATTTTTGAACTGCTGCTGCCACATCAGGATGCTTTTGACAATATGCATTCAATTCAGGATACAACTCCAAAGCTTTCTGATAAGTTAAAGCCTCCCCCTCATCATCTTTAAGTCGCAAATTTGTTGTGATTTGAAGAATTTCTGATCTGTCAAGCCCATGAACACGGGCCATATCAATAAAAGTGCTTTTGAGTCCAAAAGTACCATAGTTTCCAATATTGCATACTTTGTCTTCGCCAAAAGTTTGAGGAGCCCAAGTATTCTTCAGATAATCACGAACTATTGGCAAATAATCTACATCAACATCTGGATATTCCCCATTTTTTGTCGATGGTTCCTCATCAAGATTTACATAATCAACAATATCAAGAAGCTTACATATTAAAAGATTGTTTTCGTTATTTGGATATTTTTTACCTTCATAAAACATTTTGATAAAATATTCTTCTAGGTCTTGAACCTCAACCTCGATTAACTCCCATTTGAGTCTTTTTTCAAAATTCTTATGAAGACACAATTCAGGATAAAGATGCTTCCTTTCAAGAAGTAGGGATTTCAATTTTTCCATTGTGTCCTCAAAAACAAATTCACAATAATAAATAGAATACGAGGTTTAATCATGGCACTTACCAATTTTAGAGAATATCTGAACTCCAAAGGCAAAACAATAGAAAAAGCCGAAGATATTATGGATTTGCAAATGGATAAGTCACCAGATGCACCAGAAAAATATGCTACCCATGGGAAAAACTATGCGTTTTCGGCAGCATTAGATAGCAAGCCATTGCCGTACTCAGCCAAAACAATTGATGTAGCTCAAGGTAAGGAAGATCAAGCTGGTTTAGGTTTCTTTGGAACTCCCGGCATCGAGTACACAGACACCAGAACAAATGTTGTTAATTTTTCTGAATTGAAGGAACATTGTGGATGCGAAAGCAAAAAGGCACCATTTGTTGTTGCTTACTCATCAGGAGCATTCCATCCTGATCCAATTCAAGCAATCAAATATATTGTGTATCTGACCAATGAGAATGAAAATATTCTAAAAGCTTTGATGCACGAAGCAAGGAAAATGGGATGCCTTGAAAAGTATACCGATTATCTAACAAGATTCCCAGAAGTATATCGAAGTCTTGGAAAGCGTTATGGCGGTGATGATGGGATTCATCACTTAGCTCATAAAATAAGTTCTATTTAAAATCATCTAAATCTATATCATCTTCGAATATTATCGGAGTATTTTCTCCAACATATGCGCCAGCTATGTTGAAATTAAAATACTCTATTGCATCCTCATAATCCATATCATTACACAATTTTTGAAGTATCTTCTTCTTGCTGTAAACAACTGATAATTGATGAAACTTGGTCCCCGTCCCCATGATTGCATCATCGAAACCATCCATAAAAAGAACATTGCACCCGAATTCTTCACACATATTCGCAATTTTTTCTCGCATGTTTTGTCTCCTAAACTTAAATATAATAGATGAAGATGAATGCAAGTCAACAGGGTGTTAAAATTTAATATGTATGAAATAGTAGTAGCCAGATTTGAAGAAGACTTGTCATGGCTTAATGGCATTAAACATAAAATCAAAATTTATAATAAAGGTCAAAACAACATCAATCGAGATTTTATTCCTCTTGCAAATATTGGAAGAGAAGCGACCACAATTCTTTATCACATAATAACTCAATATGACAACTTAAGTGAATACACTATTTTCTTACAGGGAAATCCATTTCAACACTATACAAAAACAAAAGAACTTTTACACGGCATACCAGAAAGCATAGAACCACTTTACAAATTCAGCGATGGCTGCTGGGCAATCGCAGATAAAATACTAAATGAAACTCAAGAGAAAATTAGTCCGATGCGAGTCTATCCAGCAGATTTTCACGACACATTTTTTAGAGTTCCAAAGAAAAATTTTCTATACGCTTCTGGAGCACAGTATATTGTTCATAAAAATAATATTCGAAACAAGCCAATCACATTCTATAAAAAAATCATGAGTTCATTTTCTTGGAAAGGACACGAACCATGGAGTATAGAAAGAGTTTGGCCTTCTATATTTGATAAAGAAAACAAATATAAAATAAGAACAAAAGATATGTTTCTTTAAGACTGTTTTGTTCCATCATGCTCTCTGAACCATTTCGTAATAATTACCTTTTCACCACGCTCGACAGGCATGCCCCAATGTTCTGTCCAAGGATTACCATCCCCATTTGGTAAAATGTTATTCCAGAATAAAGCGGTCCTTTTCTTGGGGGCAAAATCTATCCCGATCTTAGTAAACTTGGTATGTCCACCCGCCGTGACATCATTCAAATAAACCATAAATGTCCAAGTCCTTTGTCCCTTATCTAAATGAACTTGATTATATGCAGAGTTTTTATCAAACCAATCATTATGTGGCTTGAACTCTTGTCCCACTTCATATAACTGTCCTTGCGGTTCTTCAGAATTCCCATAGGGAATTCTTAAAAAATCATGAACATATTTGTTCATTTCCATATTTTCTGGTGTTTCGTGCAATCTAAGATAAGAAGTTCTACTTGTTCTTACGGTGGCTTCTGCCTCTGGGTTAGTCACCAAAGACTTGGTCAAATTACCTTTGATAATTTGCACAAACCTATCACATTGCTCATCAGTAAAAAAGTCTTCGACTTCATAAAGCTCTACATAGTTATTATCTATTCTATGTGCTCTTGGGTTATCAGCTAAAGGCTTGTAAAGAGGGAAAATAATAGGCTTTTCATCATTATCCAAAATTTTTTGTGTTTGTCTTCTGATCAAAGTTTTAACATTGGAAGGCATGAAATTTAATTCTTTGGCTATTGCATCCCAACAGAAGCCATGATTCAGGAGAATCACGAATAGATTCTCTTTATTCTTTTCTGCTTTCACATGATTCCAAATCCACCACTTCCAATCATCGCTAAATGTTTTAAGAAGCATTTGTAAATCTCCAATGATAAAATGATTGTATTACCATTTGATGTTTTTCGCATTGCAGATCATCTCTCCAATGGTTCATCGTTGTTCCCAATATTAAAGCACCATCGCCAACTCTTGTCTCAAATCCTTTGATGCCGTCTACAGTTTCAACATATAAAGGCCATGGCTTGTTGATATTACTGAATGTGCAAACAGTTAAAGTTATATCAAGACCTTCTCTATCTTTATGCTTTTTTAGCTTCGATCCATCATAATAAATTCTTGTATAACTGTTTTCTTCTTTGATGTTATTAAATCCAGTTGCCTGTTTAATTTGGGGAGTCAAATCATGCAAAAGCTTTTCATATAACGGAATCCTTGCTGTCCCATAACTGTTGCCATAATGTGAGTTATCGACCTCATGACTCAATCTATTCTCCATCATCATACGGAGAGCAGCTTGATTCAATTCATCGCATTGTTTTTGATTTAAAAGCTTTTCAAAGAAAATATACATAATAGCCTACTTTTAAACTATTATAGTATATTTTTATCCTAATTTGAAAATTTTAACTTAATTTGTTTTCCACCTCTAGCCTCGCTCAAAAATCTTGAGAAAAGCAAACCATGTCGTATCGGATCAACATCGGTGACACCCAATAAATAAAGAATCAAAGACCCACCACCAGAACCTCTTCCGGGGCCAACAGCCTCCCTTCCATCTCCCCAACCCAAAAGCTCAGGACAAACTCTTCTGGCCTCATCGGTCATCATCTTCTGGACTAGAAAGTAACTAGCAAACCCCTTTCGTGTGATTATATCAAATTCTTCCGCAACTCGTTTGCCGTATTCCCCTTGTGGCTTGATGTTTCTAAACCGCAATCCATCTGCGACAGCCTGCGCTAGAGCTTTCTTTTCTTCCTCTTGTAGTGGAAATTTTATGCTTCTGTCTAGTTCAACGCCCTTGGCTTTTTGACAAATAGCAACTGTAGTGGCCTTGGCTTCTTCAAATATTTCGAGTGGTATGACATCACTATATTTTTTTTGCCACATCTCATTAAGCTCTTCTTCTGTTTTCATCCACAAATTACTGTCTTGGAGTTCAAAAAAATCTTGATTTTCATTTTCTTCAATCATCTTTTGTATTTCTGGCAAAGTTCTTTTTGTCTGAATCATCAGCATCAATCTTTGATAATGACTATCTTCCTGTTTGCAATAATGGCAGTCGTTAGTAAGAATAATTGGAAGATTATACTTATCTTTCATTTTCAAAATGAAAACATCATATGGTTTTTGCTTTTTGAAATCCAACATCATAATTTCTAAGTAAAACTGACCTTTGAACATGTTGATATATCTTACTAAAACTTCTTCAGCTGCTTCCTCCCCTTTTTTATCGAATGTTCTGCCTATTTCACTTGCATAACAGCAAGATGTAAAAATCAATCCTTCTTTATGTTTTTGAAGCATCTCATAGTTTACACGGGGTTTCGCATAGAAACCCTTCAGAAAACCATAAGATGATAATTGAACAAGATTGGAATAACCTTGTTTAGATGTGGCAATCGCAAGTAAGTGACTGCCTTTTACTTTGAATTCTTCAAGCTCTTCAGGACCAAGTTGGTCCATGAATTTCTTTCTACTCTCTTCATCAGGAGTAGGCTCGGAGTGCATGCGGTTGACATATAACTCACAGGCAAAAATTGCACTAAGCTTATTTTTTCCGTGTTGTTCACAAATTTGTTCACAAGCTTTTACTTGTCTGGGAACAGCACCGAGCATGCCATGATCACTTATGCAGAGAAACTGACCATGGTGGTGCCAATGCTCTGCGTATTCTTCAACTTGGCCAAATCCATCTAAAAGACTATAGTTTTTTGCGCCCCCGGCATTAAATTATGCCGGGGGCAGTATGTCTGTGTGAAGATGTAGGTGTTCAAAACCTACTATCTTCACACTTGACCCTTGGTTGGACATGATTTTACCTTAAAACCTTTTGATTGAAGCCAGTTTTCAAAAGCACAGGCATCATAGTTGTCATTTTTAACACAGTTCTCAACAACTGTCAATGGCTGTAAATTTTCCAAACAATTAATTAATTTAATGTCTCTAATGCCATAGTCTAAAAATGCTTTAATAGGAAAAATATGATCAAGGTGCCATTTTTTTCCTATTAATTTATGCCAGTTTTTGTGATTAAATATGTGTTCCCGTAGTTGCACAGCGGTATAGCCCAACAATTCTTTTGTTTTTTTGTTTTTATTTATTTTTAAATATCTTATGCAAATGTTAATCATCGATCTGCATTTCTGTCTAAACAAATCATTAGTCCTTTTCTTTTCACGATCAGATATCCATTCATAATGATGAGAACCACTTCTTCCTAACAAAGAACAAGCAGGACACCTAGGAACTTTTTGGAAATTATTTAAAGTTTTTTTATGATTCTGTCCGCATTTACAAATAAATTCTACTGGCAGTCTTGCTTTTTTATATAAGCCAATTAATTTGCATCCTTGATCTTTGAAAAATTTTGCAACTTGATCTTGTGATAAAGTTTGCTTCTTTGAATTTTTTATGTTACCACATTTTTTGCATCTATTACCTTTTCTAAAACTATCAAATACTATTTTAGATTTATTGCCACACTCACAAATATAATCTAATTTAGCTCTGGCATTTATGTAATTTTCACTTAGAAGATAACAGTTCCTATCTTCAAAAAATTTTTTGACATAGTCATATTTAAGTTTGAATTTATTTTTTAAACAATTTTTACATCTGCCTCCTTGCATAAAATTACTTAGTTTTATATAAGAAATATTTCTGCAAACACAAATATATTTTAATTTATTTTTTGCATTACAATACCTGTCCAATAATTTGCACCCAGCATCTTCAAAAACTTTGACAACAAAATCTTGATCATATTTTTTACCTTGCGCCACAACCCACCTCAAATAGATTAGCTTTTCATAATCTATCTAGTGAGCAGTAGTAAAATTTTAATTTATCAACTTCTTGTCAAACCGAATTCCCTTTTATACTGTTCTCTTGTCAATTGAATTACATTTGACCCGTCATTCTCATCGCAATAAAACATGAGTTCTTCTTGGTTTTCATCTTTGGTGACCAGAAGAACTGATTTGCCAGAAACAGCATTTAATGATTTCAAAGTTTCATCAAGGTACGGCATATACAAAGTTCTGCCTTCCCATTGATGCTCTAAAAGCATTATGTTCCTACCAAGATGATTGTGGTCGGTCATCCTAATATCTGGTAAACCTCTGTTGGAATATCTTTGAATGAGCTTTTTCTTAATTTTCTTGGCATCCTTTGATTCAATTACTACTTCACCATTAGGATACTTTTTCCATTCAAAGAACTGATACTTTTCGCAAAAATCCTGAGTAAAGAATTCATTGATCAAATTGACATCATCATATATCTTTACAACTTCAAAAACTTTATTTTTACCCTCGCCAAGCTTCAAATCCCAGTTTTCTTTTTCTTTGAAACTAGCACAATTGTCGTAATCAGAACCAAACCTTCCTTTATCCCATCTTTCCTCAATATCTATCAACAAATTAAACCCAAGCTTATATGGGTTCATACTGTACTTACCACCAAGAACACCAGCCTTATGAATCGAATACTCTACAATTCCTTCATCATGACTCTTTTGACCCAAAGCACAAAGCCCTTGTTTGGCTATCAAATGGTAGTCAACATAGCTGGCAAATCCTTCATTCGCCATTTTTGTCATGCCTTGTGGAGCAAAATAGTGTGCTTCGTCATAAAGCATACTCATGATGTCTGATTGCCAAGGCTTGAGATTGCAGTTATCTTTTATCCATCCATAAATATCTCTTTCTGGAGACCGGGGTATTCCCAAATCTTCAATTTTTTCTTCTCTTTCAATACGATACTTCTCTGACTTAATATATTCTTTTGTATTGATCCAATCTTCCATATAATTTCTATCTTTGTCTATTTTAATCCTTTTTGGATAACGATATTTTCTTTCATCTCTAACAATAGGATTTTTTACTTGTCTAGTTTCCCAAGCTTTGGATGGATCAATCAAAGTTTCGATTCTTAATAAATTATCAATAAATTCAGTTACTTTTTCTTTCCCCCACCTTGCCATATACTTTCTGATTCTGCTGCCATGGTTAGCTAGCTCATTAATCATATTCTGGGATGTGTGTTTGAAATAGTGGTTATTCTTGAAAAAGTGGTTGTGCCCAGTAGCATGAGCAATAACAGTAACATTATCAAGAAGGGTATTGCTATTAAGGCAATAAATGTAGCAAGGATTTGTATTGAGAACCATTTCATAAATGCGATGCATTCCATACATGTAACCTCGTTGCAGTTCTTCGTACTCCATACCCCAACGCCAATGGGGATATCTTACTGGAAACCCTCCATAAGCTGCAACTTCGGAAATTTCGTCATAGGTAAGCATTTGAACCACGGTGGGATAGAAATCCAATCCGAAGTCTGTGCATGCCTTTAAAATATCTGGAATTAAAACCTTCAATTCATGTGGTATAGAAACACCGGGAGTGGTAGCACTCCCTTGCAGAATTGAAGAGCCATACATGAATTTGTCAGTCATCGCAACCTCAAGATATCTTTGTTTTACCAAGCAAGTCTTTAATAGCTTTTAAAACGGCCTCGTTTCTTGCCTCACCACTTAGGTTGGAGGAAGAATTTTCTATTTCAGCCGTCTTTATATTTTCACCAAGTGTATCATCCTCTTTAGCATCTCTGACTGCCTCCAAAACTGATCCACGATAGTCGTATGCAAAAATCTGCGTAATTCCAACAAAATTGACGACTTTTTCAGGGAATTCTTTTTTCAAAGTCTGAATAAAAACTTCGTTGTCATTTATTTGATTTTCACCATCGGTAAAGTAAAACACATAAATATTCCATTTATTTGGCGGGAACCTATTTTCAAATTGTTTGGCAATTAATTTTAGTGAGGAACTGCAAACTGTTCCACCACCAAATCTATATTTGTAAAATTTTTGTTCGTCAACTTCTTGTGCTTGTGTATCGTGCCATACAAACATTCTTTCAACACGCTTATAAAATCTCTTTATCCATACATCAATCCACCAAGCCATATCTGAAACTATTTCGCATTTTGCAGTATCCATGCTGGCGCTTCCATCTCTTGCATAAATTATCAATGCATTAGTAGATGGGTTTTTGATCTCTTTGTATTGTCTATACCTCTTGTCACTATTAATTGGCAGAATCAAACGAACTGGGTCTTTATACCCCGGCACTTGATGCAACTGATTGATTTCCCCCGTGCTACACATTCTTTTCAACGCAGTAAGCATGGTTCTTCTAGTATGCCTAAGCGACTCTGGGCCAACTAAAGAAATATTATTGTATTTAATTTTTATATCTTCAAAAGTATTATCTTCTTTCGGATTTAAATCAGGAAGTTCCAATTCATCTTGTAAGAATTTAAGAATTTCTTCCAAATCTAAACTGATTGTGATGCCTTCTGCCTCTTCCGAGCCAGCTTTATTACCTTTGCCTTTTCCCTTTGGATCATCTCTTCCGATAACATCTCCCGGCTTTCCATCTCCTCGTCCAACACCTGTGCCGTTGTTACCGAAAACAATATGTGGAATGTCAATTTTTGGAATGGAAATTGAAATTTTCCCATTCTTCCCTCTGCTTCTAAAAATATTTCCCGATTTTATAAATTTTTTAAGCTCCTTACGAATTTTACCAGAAACAACATCTCGAAATTCTTTATGGTCTTCATTTATTCTACGAGGAATAAGTCACCTCTCTTTCAGTTTCCTTTAAGTATACTTCTATGCAACCATGTTTTGCAAATTAATTTTCATCAAAATATATACGAAAAAACCAGAACCATTAGACAAATCTAACGGTTCTGGCTCTGTCCTAAAAATGCACTCATTGAACAATATTAAAAAAGAAAAGCTGAACCAATCTGGCCTTACTTGCATCTTCGACAGATAAGCCCTCATAAGTGCTGGCAGAATGTATCAGCTTTGCATCCCAAATTGCTAACCTATTATAAACAGCGCCGACCTTATCACATAGCTCCCAATTATCTGGATGTACAAAATTATATTGATTGTATATTTCTGAATCTGCTTTTTGAATCGCTTCTTGGTTGGCAAACTTGTGCGACTCTAGTGGATTAGCTGGAGGTCTACGGCATCCATGTTTCTTGCTTTTCCAGAAACTTGTGCCAGCAGTTATAGGGGCATCAGGTGTTAAGTATATTGCAGCTGCATAGTTTTGAGCATCACTATGGTATACCAAGGGGTCTTGAAAACCTGTGATTTGGAAACAGCCATTAGCAATCTGGAACAGCCAGCCCTCAATTTGTGTACCCAGAAGTCTTTCAAACTCTTCCTTTAAATAAGGCCACAAAAACCTTTCTGTGGTCCTTTTACCCTTATACCAACGAAGGTCTTCGTGAAACTCTTGTTCAAGAGCCATCCCTCTAATATCATCAGGATTTTTGTAAAAATTGTCAACTACAAGCAAATGTGGATTTCTTTTGTTGAAAATATTATGATTTACCGAAAATGAACTAGAAAAATTTAAATCTTTTTCCAAGACCCACATAGGAAGATCGACATCTACTGGCCTGACATAATACTTAGGCAAACCATCTAGGCCTTGGCCAATCTTTTCAACTGTACAATCTTGTTTAGAAAACCGTACTTTTTGGCCTACAGAAAATTTAGGATTCATTATTTTTACCCTTTCGCTTCTAATTTGAATTAAATTCTAAAATTATGACAGAATCAACAACTATGACTTGCTTTCCAAGAATATTAGTTATTTGACCAACTACTTTTACTGCTTTTTCTTGTTTTTCTGCTCGATCTAGCAAAACTTTTTGTTGTGGATTTGTAACAATTAACTGATGTTTATACATGACGGCATTCGGAAATTTTCCGACTGGCATATGACTAAGTGTTAAAATGTTCTTGTCATATTCAACATAGCCAGAAAAAGTTTTAGTTGGATAATTTTCTGAATCGAATTGACTAAAAATATCAAGTGGGCGTTTTTGTAAATCTGCTGTATTAATAAAACAGGTCAGCAACAAAAACGCCCACATTTTGATTACTCTCCAGAGTTAAAAGACAGATCAAAGCCTTTATCTGTCTCAAGCGGGGATGAGAACTTCATGTTCAAGAAAAAGTCTCGTAGCTCGTTGGGCAGGCTATTGATTAGCTCACCCAAGGTTGCATCAGAGGCCCATCCGTTCATGATATGCTCATCGAGGTCTTCAAGCAACTGCCTAGATTTGGCAGAATTCAACCAAGGATTCTTCAAATTAGCTGCACTCATGTTTGCTCCTTATTCTTCTGCTAAGTCACCACGGGCAAATATGGACCCAACATAATCTAGAACATCCCTTGCGGATTGTTCGTTGTATCCATATTCTTTCATCCTCTCAATTATAGCATCAATCTTTTCCTGAATCTTCGGATCAACAACAGAACTTCCAGAAACATGCAAAGCAGATAACTTAATATGATCTTTAGTATCTTCAAACAACTTCATCTCGAAAGCTTTTTTCAGTAAAGGAGAAGAGTCCCAAGCAAAAGTTTTCTTCTTGTGGCTCAATTCACCGATGAAAGCAGCAATCATTCTTCTGAAATCATCGACTGCGTTTTCAGCAACATCAATTTTTGTTTCAATGTTACGCATCAGTCGCTCATCAGGCTGCTCCTCACGGCCAGTATATGGATTCTTTACTTTAGACTTGTTGATATAAGCCATCAAGTTGTCTATATAGTTTGAACAAAGTCTAACAACTGCTTCCTCATCACCCACAAGTGCTTTTTGAACCTCCGCTTTCAGAATCTCATCAAGCTTATTCTTGGCCAAAGTAATACAGTTAGTATACTGTTTAATCTGGTCTTTGTTTGTAATCAAACTATGGTTTTCAAGACCATCCATCAAACTGTTAAGAACCATGAATGGGTTAATGTAATCATGCCTATCAGAAAGGCAATTAGCAATTTTATCTTGCACATACCTTGCGCTAACGCCACCAGCCATACCTTCATCTGGATACTTATCTCTTAGCTCTTTGACAGAGTCTTCGGTCCAGCCGGGGAGCATCTTATCATTGTATAGCTCGGCTTTTTCTACAAGACTTAGCTTACCGTCCTTATCGTCTTGAAGTCGAGTAAGAATTGCCCACAGCGCAGCAACCTCCAAAGTATGAGGTGCTACATGCTGACGAACTTTGCCGTTTGAGTAGTCTTGTTCTAAAACTTTAATTTCGTCATCCCACTTCAATAAATATGGGACATCAATCTTAACAGTTCTGTCTCGCAAAGCTTCCATAAATGGATTGTTTTTGAGTTTTTCAAATTCAGGTTGATTAGTATGGCCAAGAATTGCCATATCAACTCTAATCTGCGAAAACTTTTTGGGTTTGATTTGTCTTTCTTGCGATGCACCCAAAAGGTCATATAGGAAAGCTTGCTCTAATTTGAGCATTTCAATAAATTCAACAACGCCACGGTTACCAACGCATAACTCTCCATCAAAGCTGAAAGCTCTGGGATCGGAGTCGCTTCCAAAATGTGGGATTTTTGCGAAGTTAATGTCACCAGTCAGTTCAGTTGAATCTTGATTCTTTTCATCTTTCGGCTGGAAAGTAGCAATTCCCACTCTATCACTTTCGGAATGTGTCAAGCGAATCACACGAATGTGATTAGTAACGACTTTAAGCCAATCACCATCATACTTCTTTAAAAGCCTTTGCATGAATAGCTTGCACCTTGGGTCAAGCTCTCCATCGACATTCAAAGAATACAAAGTAGCCAAATCTTTTTGGTCTGCTTGATCTCTGTGTATTTTGTTGAGATCAGCTAGCACCTCTTGTCGCATATCCTCTGGCATCAAGCGCAAAGGCTCTTCATGCATAGGGCAGCAGTCAGTATCGGAAGTGTAAATACCATCTTGTCCAGTTGGTAAATTGACCCACTTGAAAGAATACCAAGCTCCCTCATTTGTACGACTATATTTTTCTAACCCTTTTTTAAGCAATCTGCAAATGGTACTCTTGGATGAACCAACAGGACCATGTAGCAAGAGAATTCTTTTTTCTGTACCGTAAAACCCAGCAGCACCTTTAATATGTTTCATAAAACGGTCTAGAGTTTCCTCCAAACCAAAAATAGGAATATCCAGATCGTCAAAAAAGTTGTAATGTGTAAGTATGTTGCGATATCTTTCGACTTCTCTGGTGCCTTTTGCGACAACCATATCATAAAGTCTTTGATATGCAGTTCTTATCAGCTTGGGATTTTCATAACACTTTTCGAGATACTCTTGAAAAGACATCTCTTCATTGATTGCTGCATATTCTGTTTTGTTAAATTTTTGTGCTACTTGTTCGAGTTTGCTCATGTCTTAATCCTCAAATGTGCAAAATTACTCAACTTCTCCAAAGAACTGACCACTTTGAATGTCATCAATCTCACGATATGGTTGGCCACCCACATGTGACGCTTCCTCCGCTTTACGGCGAAGGTCTTGCGCTTGTTCTAAATTATATCCAGCACGATAACCAAAGTTATCAAATTTACTTGTATCTTTCGGATTAGTAAATTTTATGTTGGAAATGAAAGTCACTTGTTGCTTCTTCCTCTTTGACCCACAGGATGGGCAAACAACATCTTTATATTTTCCAGAAGAATCAAAGTTTGTCAATGAGTCGTATTCTTTTTTACATTTCAAACAGGCAAAACTATATGTTGGCATAATTACTCCAAAAAATTAACCGAAGGCATCGGCCTTCGGTTAATAAAGTAAACACAAAAATAATTGTTACTAATTAAAACAATTCGTTTACCATTTTTTTCAGATTCGAATAAATTTTCTTAATGATTGTCAGTTTGTTTTTCGTAGTACGAAACGACCATAGCCAATCTTTACTAGCAACAGATATTGCATCATGTAAAATTTTCTCATCAACATCGCTTCTGAGAATATCTGTCTGCTCTTGCTGTGCCATGATTATTTGATCCTCTATAGGCATGTCCTTTTTCTTTTTCTTGCCAGAATCATCATCAAAACTATCATCAAAAGGAAAATCAAATCTATTTCCCATAATCGGCCTCCCTCATGAGCTAAAAACAATCAATTCATTTTTTCTATCTTTTCATTCGCCCAATCTTGCTGAGTGCCAAAAGTATTTATTAAAACAACGAACACAGATTGTAACAAGATGTTACAATCGGTATTAATTGATATCGTATTTTATATTTTAAACAGGCTTTTTCTTTTTTTATACAGAGGACCGAAGTGTGGACTCACATGTTTAGTCTTTGATCTAGTAATCAAAGCACGATGCGTACTTCTATCCCCACCATGATTATTGAAATTCTTTTCACTTAAAACTAAAAATTCTTTAAATGTCATTGTGCTCCCATGACAAGATTTTGAAGAACCTTTTTTTGCCTTGGGTCTCTAACATATTTGTCAATAGCAAGCTGATTTTTAGGATCAAGCTTCGCTGGTGGCTTTGGAGCATTTGCCTTGGCTGCTTGATTTTTTGCGATATCTCCCAAAGCTTTTGCCATGCCCTGTAAATCAAAAAATGATGCATCTTCATGGTATTGTTCTTGAACCCAATCTTTAAAGTTTTTCATTTAAGAATTCCCTTCACTTTTTGCATCTGTTTCTTTATTTACTAACCAATTAGCAAAATCTAATTTTTTGGATGGCAACGCTATCTTGGTTTTTAATCCAAAGTATCCACGAATTATTTTTGCGACTTGTTTTTGTCCCATAGGTGTCTTAGGGTCTTCGATAACATCATCTAAATCCTTGATTAGCGTGACATCATAAGGCATTGCACATGGGTTTTTGCTTCCGGGTAAGGCTGCTTTGACAGCATCGAGTCCTATCAAACCGCAGTCTCTATAGCCTATATCGTGAGTTTTACATGCTGCATCCACAGGGTTGATTGGGGACTTGGCAAATCCCTTCTCATCATATGGTCCGGGACCACAGAAGTTGCCGTAACGCATAGTTGAAAAATTAAACATACTATATCTATATATTTTGAGGTAAAAATGTTAAACTTTAGAGAATGGGTTTCCTACCATAAAATACTAAATGAAAATTATATTATTGAAGACACAGAAGTAGTATCATTGCCTCCCAAGGTTTTATGGATCACAGGCATGGCAAGCACAGGTGATGGACCAAAATTTCTCAACAACATGGGCTACGACTGTAAAGCGATAAGCACCCTCACAAGTAGAAAAGCTGCGTACATAGGAAGATTTGAGCGCTATGCTTGGGCAAAAATGTTCTTGCAAAAAAAGGCCGAAAAACTTGGCAAGGCTCATATGGCTGCAAATGTTGAAAAACACAATAAAGAAATTGACGAATTTGAACCGGATGTAATTGTTGGAACTAGCCAAGGCGGTGCTGTGGTTATGGAAATTATTGATCAGCATCCAACATCACACCTCCATCAAAACCTATACCTGCTGAGATTTTATCTTGGTGATGATGTTTGTTGTAGACATGTTGCCATAAGTTGGCGCAAAACGAACTTCTTTGCAAAACTCTCTGCCTATGACAACTTTATTCTCATATTCTGCACCTTTTACTATTACATCCGGTTCTATTGATTTTATTATTTCAATTGGTGTTTCGTCATCAAACACAATAATATAATCAACAAATTCCAAATTTTCTAGCAAAGCCAACCTGTCTGCCAACTGCATAATCGGTCTGTTTTCCCCTTTTATCTTTCTAACACTTTCATCAGAATTTATAGCAACACAAAGTTTATCTCCCTGCTGAGAGGCATATTTCAAACTCGATAGATGGCCCCCGTGCAACAAATCAAAACATCCATTCGTGAAAGCTAATTTGAAATTGCGATTGAACAAAACATCAGGACATGTGACAATTTTACTACCTGTAGCTTGCCACAACTCCGCTGGGCTCAACGGTCTATTCAATTCTCTTTTAACATAAATAGCACCAGCTTCGAAGGCTATCTCGCAAGCATCTTTCATGCTAAAGCCTCTAGCTAATGCCATAGATAGAAAACAACAAAAACAATCTCCAGCGCCTATAACACTTTTTGGATCAGAAAAAGAATTTTTCGATCTATATTCAAAATAATCAGCCTCTTTGCCAACTACACCTTGTCCACCTTGTGTAATTACAACTGAATCACATCGGAGAGAATTCATAAAATAATCAATTTGATCATGCCAATTCTTTCTATCGCTTAACTGTTTTGCTTCAATAGAATTCGGTTTGAAAACTGTACAATCTTGCCATAAGTCAATGTTGCTGTTTTTTGGATCAACAACAGATTTTGATTTTTTAAAAAATTTTCTAAACCAAGGATAAGAAAACATTCCTTTGTTGTAATCAGAAAAAACATTCAAGTCGCTATCTGGAATGTTCAAATCAAGCAAGTGCTTTTTAATATCATCTAATCCAAAATTTTCTTTTTCAAAATCCCACCGGCAAATTGGAATGTTTTGCGAATACAATCTCTTTTTGCTTGGTATAGAAATGCTTCCGACAACTTTGCTATAATTTGTTTTTATGCCCCTAGAATCATAAATTATTTGTGCCAAATTAGAAAGCAAACAAATCAATTCAAAATTCACATTGAAATACTTAAACTGAAACGCAACATTTGCTGCCCCTCCCGGTATCATTCCAGATATGGGACTTTCATCAACGCTTTTATAGACAGGAATTGGAAACTCTGGACTAATTCTGTTTACAGCGACATCGTAGTACTCATCAATTAACGGATCACCGATAACATTAATAGTTATCTTACTTTTAGCATCGTGTTCTAGAAATTTTTTGATGATGTTCATATAATTAAAAAAAGTGTGGCCTACAAAAATTATAGGCCACACTTCAACCAGAAATAAGGAGACAAATTACTTAATGAACAGATGCTGGCTCACCCAGCGCATTAATATAGTGCAAACTTCGAAATAATAATTTTTATTTTATTTTTTACAACTGTTTCGAAACAATACCATATATAAACATGAGACAGGAGCGAACATGAGAATATTTTTTTTATTAATGACATTCCTGCTTTGGGTAAATCTAGTTGCAGCACAAAATAAGGTAAAAGATTTAGAATTACCTCCAAGTGTAGAACTTGACGCAAGCAAAAAAACACACACAATCGAAGGAAAATGCCAAGGTGTTATAAAATGGCTTGTTGCTAGCGATATCAAAACAAAATATACAATAGAAGAAAATAAAAACACAATTACAATTCAACTACCATCATCCGGGTCAGTTGATGTGATTGCTATCGGCATAATTGAAGGCAAGCCAACAGAGTTTGCAACAACTAAAATTAGAGTCAAAGGCGAAGACAAAAAACTCCCATTAGTTGAAAAAAAGCCACCCACAATTTACGCATTTGTTGATTTTAAAACACTATCAGATAAAAAATTAAATCTTTTTGATACAATATACCAAAATAAAAAAATTAATTTTGTTTGCAACGATTTATCTTCACCATTATTAACTCAACCAAAATTTAGAGAATTATATCAAGAAGTATCTGGAAATTCATTGCTTGTGGTTGAAGACGATTCTGGAAAAATTATTTTGTCACAAACAGTTCCTAGCAACGACCAAGAACTTTTAGAAATAGTAAAGAGATACTATTAATAAGCTAACACACTTACCTTGGAGAATCTATGGAAACAAAAACACAAATGTCGATGGCTGAACAAACCCAAGTCCAAAGCGATGCAGTTGCTATGGGCATGGCACCAACTGATGTAGCCGACATCATTTCAAAATATGGCCCAGATGTTATGTCCACCATGGTAGAAGGTCTAAAGAGCGGATTCAGCGTCCCTTTCATTCTTGAGTTATTCCGTCTTTTTGGACCACTATTTTTGGACTTTGCTATTTCTTTATTTACTGAAAAGAAAAAGATGGGCATGACTGAATCTGATGAAGAAGTGGAATTAGAAAAACTTCTTAAGGGAAGCCCCGTACAAGGGTTACCCGAAGAGCTAGTAAAAGTTCTTTTCACCAAACTGCTGCCATATGTAATCAAGAAGTATGGCCCAGATATGCTTGCTGCCGTCATAACTGCTATTGATAAGTATACAAAAGAAGACTAGTAGAATAATAGAATAGGAGATTTTTATGTTTGCATCATTAGTATTATCGTGTTTTTTATGTTTGGGGCAAGCAGATATTACTTTGCCACCAAGCACTAAAGCCGAAGTTGGTGTTTTTGTTCCAATCACAGCAACCACAAAAGGAGAAATTGTTCAATTTGTAGCAATTGATCCCGGACTATCGATATTTCCAGCTAATTTATTGGTTGATAAGAAAACCACAGTCGTTGTCAGCGCTAAACCCGGAAAATATCGTGTGTTAGCATACACAAGCATAGAAAACAAACCATCATTACCAGCTTATACATTAGTAATAGTTGGAAATCCAGACGAAAGTAATAACAACAACAATAACAATAACAACAACAATAACAATAATAATAACAATAACAACAATAACAACAATAACAACAATAATAACAATAATAACAATAACGACAATTTAGTTGATGAGGGATTTTCGAGTTCAATCAAAAGTATTTTTGGAGGCCTGCAAGAATCTGATAAGGTTTCGAATGTTAAAAAACTAGCTACAGTTTATTCTCTTTCGGCAACTGAAGCCGACAATAAAAACCATAAGACTGTTGGCGATCTACTTGGAGCTTATAAATCTATACTTTTCAAAACTATGCCTCCGGGAAGAATTCAGCCAATCAGAGATTCGATTAGTGACTATTTGGATTCCAAGCTAGGCACAGACCCAAATCTAATCAATACAAATCTTGACGATCAAACTCGCAAGAAAATGAAACAATACTTTTTATTGATATCTAATACTCTTGGAGGATTAAATGGCTGATGATATAGATAACGACCTCCCACCAGAAGGTGTTGCATTTGGCTGGGTAAATGATCCAGTTGCAGTTTCCGAAGTAGTCCAAACACTTCCATACAAATCATTTGATGAAACTCCAGCATATAAATTATTTGCAGATGAGCTTCCTGATCGTTGCTATCTTTGGGACTTTGCTAGACAAATAACTGGAAAGTTACTGCCTCCAGCAAACCAAGGGCAAGTTGGCAGTTGTGTAGCTTTTGGAACAGCAAGAGCTATAGAATATAGCATATGTGCCGAAATAGTTAATGGCCAAAATGAAGAATTTGCTAAACTTGTTGAAGAAGTTATATATGGAGGATCAAGAGTTGAAATAGGTGGAGGAAGATTAGGATATGGCGATGGAAGCATAGGTGCTTGGGCAGCTTCTTTTGTGAAAAAATATGGCATTATAGATCAAAGTTCATGGAAAATATGATTTCACCAAGTATAGTGAAACACGATGCAGAGAATATGGTAAGTATGGTGTGCCTAATGATATCGAACCTGAAGTAAAAAAACATCCTGTAAAGGAGACGGTTCTTGTCACAAACACAGATCAAGCGATGAAAGCTCTATATCAGGGGTGGGGCATTGCAATTTGTAGTGGCCAAGGATTCACTATGCGCCGTGATAGTAACGGTATATGCCGTGCTAGCGGATCATGGGCACATTGTATGTGTCTGTGCGGATGGACAACTATAGATGGTAAAATTTACTTTAGAATAGATAATAGCTGGGGGGCTAATGCCCACACCGGACCTACTGGCCCCGGCGATCCCGGTCCAGAAGGATTTTATGCAGCTGCTAGCGTTGTAGATAATATGCTGGCAGAAAAAGATAGCTTCGCTTTCTCTGCTGTCGAAGGGTTTCCGCTTCGTAAAATTCGTTGGTGATACAAGTACAAATAAAAAAGCCCCCATAGAATTTCTATGGGGGCTTTTTTATTTAACAATTAGACTTCGTAGCCAAGCTGCTTTGCTTTATCTTGCCATTCATTTTGCTCTCTTTTGTTTTCAGTACTTATTGAACCAACCAAAGAAACGATTCCTTTTTCATTATTAGATCGATTGTAGTTCTTCAGAGCATCAACCTCCAACTTAGTTAATTTCATGGCTCCACGCATTATGTGGTAGTCTTCCCATGCTTCAATAGTGTGAGGTACAAGAGGACGAATCAAATCAAGTATTGCATTGGCATAAACCTGAATTTCATATTGAGCATGACTGTCAGCCCTTAAAGCAAGAAAATGCAATAAGTTATGCAAGTCCTGTTTCCAATACCATTCTGTATAAAGATTCAAGGGAAGAATCATTCTTGCCTGTTCCCTTGAAATACCACAATCAAGCATGTCCATATACCACTTATATGATTCTGAACATTGATCAGCTATAGCCTGAACATACTTTTGAGCTTCAGTAATATCAACAAAACCATCCGATCCCTGTTTATTTGTTTTGGATTGCATTCTAAGTTCCTCTGCCTTGGGAAAATAGAATTCATCCTTCATGACAGAGTAACGACCACTTATTTCATTCAAAGATACTGTTCTATGCCTAATTGCTTGTCTAGCAATGAATATAGGCATCTTCATGTGTAGTTTAAATTCTATGCCTTCAAACGGGCTTGTATGAGCATGTCTCAATAAGAATCGTATTAATCCCCTGTCCTCGTTAATACTCTTTGTACCATCACCATAAGAAACTCTTGCCATCTGCGCTATTGCATAATCACATGTTTGCCCGTCTGGAATAATCCTCGGCATAACATCAACAATCTCAACAAAACCCTTATCTAAACAATCAATTCTTCTAGTTTTCAGAAGATCGAGCGCATCCATTTGTTTTTCCCTATGAAATAAAAAAACGGGATTTTAAGGAAATCCCGCAAACCTTTAACACATATGTGTTGACCCCTTGATTTTCCTATATTAAAAATTATCAAACCGAACAGTTAAAGTCAATAATAATAATTACAAAAAACTATTAAAAGGGGCCGAAGATAACATAGTTACCCTCTTTGTTTTTTTTCACTAAACCGCATGGTATGTATTGGTCCAGCCAATCCAAATTTTTTGATATTTGCAAATATTCTTCTAAAAATTTGACCGCCACCAAAAAGTTTCATAGGAACATGAGCGACATTAGCTGTACTCGTACCAACTTCTTTCAATTTAAGCCATTCCGAAAATTTCATGCTGGTGCCCCTCCAATTCCCGGCATTGCACCTGCTCCACCTGCACCCGTGGATGGAAATCCTAGAGTCATTAAGTCTGCTGCTGTATCGGTGTCAATCCATCCAGTCTTCTTTTTTAAAGCATTTGGGTTTTGTTAATTTTTATAATACGCTGCTGTATTTTTATTTTGCAGTATGTTTGGATCAACCTCAAAAGAAGCCCCAACTACACGCTTTCCTTTAAGCTTAGGGTTCATTTTAGCGACAGCAGCGGAATACTGATTTTTACCAATCACTTTCCCTAGCAAATAACTGCCAGTATTAACAGCATCAGGTATATCTTTTTGATCGATACCAACAACTGTTGTCAATGCTTGAAAAGGAGGCCCTTTGTCTTTGTTGGGGTCGTTTTCATCAGCTTCCAGAAAAGACTTAAAATTTAAGACTGTCATGTTAATATATATGCTTATGAATACAGTAAATAGCAACACTATAGGATTCAAAGCTTTTTTCGATGCAATATCACAAAAAGAAGCAACTGAAAACGATATTCTTGGATTTTTGGCAGGCAAAGGCCTATCCATGTTCTTCAAATTCAAAGATAAAAATACAGGCAAGCAGCATTTATATGGCTCTAACGAAGATGACAGAATTGCGTATTCAATCATGAAAAACCCACGCAAAGAAGACCCTGTTGATAAATACGAATACTTTGGTGGAGTTGATTTAGAAGCTGCTGTCAAAGACCCTTCTAATATGCAACAAAGACCTTTTACAAAAGGTGATATTCCAAGCATCACAATAATAGAGGATAAAAAAGATGTGGCAAAAGAGCTTGCCAAGATAAAAGATGCTAAAACTTATATTCCTTATGAGGACAGCGGATCATCACTTACTGACAGATTATGAGCATCAAAAACACAAGAGACTATGTTTGCTTTGTCTGCTTCGAAGGATTTGAGGATATCGATTCATTCAGAGATCATATAATCACAAACCATGAAGAAGGCACAGATTTTATATTCTGCCCACATTGCAAATTTCCACTAAGAGAGCTTAAAACTCATCTGGCTTTGAAACACCCAGAACTTCAAATACCAAAAGACTATCCAACTAAGCCAATTATACTTCGTGATATTAAAAAGCAAAAAAAGAAAAAACCAGCTTACAAACAAGGCAATTATTTTAGTAAAAAAAACAACAAGGATTTATTTTTCAGATCAGGCATGGAACTAGAATTTTATAAAATACTAGAAGATAAAACCGATGTATCAAAATATAATGTAGAGCCAATTGAAATCGACTACATATTTGAAGGATCATCCCATCGATATATCCCAGACATACTAGTTGAATACAGCGATGGGAAAAAACAATTGTGGGAAATTAAACCATTCCATCAAAGAAAGCTGCCAAAAAACCAAGCTAAATGGAAAGCAGCAAACGAATACTGCAAACGCAGAAACTGGGAATTTATCGTCCTCACCGAACGAGGACTGAGACTGTTCAAAAAAGGAAGAAATCCGGTCTAAGCAAGATTGTTTGCAATAGGAACCAAAATACTTCTAGACTTCTTGAGAAATGTCAGTTTATCTGATTCATTTCGTATAAAAACATCGAAATACTCAAGTCCAGCAGGGGCATCCATGAGATTATTCTTGTTGATAACACCGTCAATTAAATGATCCTTTGCATAAATGATCAATGGTTTTAACTGTGCCTCTGAAGGGTTAGGATCGTTATTCAAAAATCCATCTCTGTAAATTAAAACATTTATTCCTTTATTTTCTCTTACACTTTTTGCCTCATTAATATATCTTCCGTCAGAAATAATAGTATTCTTATTTCTCGCTTCTCTAAGAGCAATTTTTATCCAAATGTCTGGGACAATTTGCCTGAAGCCATCTCCTATATTTTGAAGACCTTTCCGAATTGGTAATAAAAACCCCGGAGGTGGCTCATCGATTCTTTTCCATTTTTCAATAAATTCACGATCTACATCAAAGGAACGGCAAAAAGTATCTTTTACGGCGTTAGCAAATGCTCCACGCTCCCATTTATTTTCGGATTTTTCATTCAAGGCTAATGCCAAATCATCACATAAAGCATCTTTTCCGTTTGCCAGTTGACCGTAGACAGCAATTAATTTCATTTTTTTCTCTCTTAATTAAAATAACTATATTGAAATTTTAACATAGAGAGGAATGTCGTGTCAATAAAAATAAGCAATCAAACATTTGGTCTCCCATCAATCACATTCAAAGTATCAAACATAGATTTTCCTAAAATACTTTCTCAATCTTCTCCAGACGGCAACATGGAAAACATTTTATTACAGCTTAAAGCTCAAACTGTATGGATACCTTATGTTCCTAGACCTTTAAAATATGGGGATACATTTACCCTCCATGAATTTGAAGCTTTGGAAACCTATAATAACTTTATAGGCAAAGAGCCAAAAATTCTTGAGGTTGTACATAATGGATTCGATTTCAAATAAAGTAAAAAAAATATGCAATAACTGTTTGCTTTACAATAGAGCAAATTCAACATGTAAAGTTGCAGTATTGATCGAAGGTGATGAATACCACCTTCCAGTTGATCCGGGAGATAGTTGCCATATGGACGAACTTGGAATCGAAATCAAACAAGTAAGGTGGTGGGTAGAAGATGAAAACGGAAATCCAACTGATGGTGATGGAAAAGTGAAAATTGAATATCCAAATGATTTTTTTGGACCTGAAGATATGGTCACAAAGTAATTTTAAATACTTCCTTCTAAATACTTTTTTAGTGTATCTGGCTTCAATCCACATACTTTAGATGCTTCTTCTAATTTTTGTAATACATCTTTTTTATTCTTGAAACCCTTTTCATATAGTTTTTCTGCTTTGATTTTACCAATTCCCTTAACTTCTATCAGATCAACTAACTTAGCTGGAACGCCATGTTGCATGCGTTTTTGCAGAACATCAAAAAACTGTTTTTGATTCCATCCTTTTGCTATTGAATCTATCCCCTTAAGAATTTCAGATACTCTTGGGAAATCGTTTTGTAAGTTTTTGTATACTGAAATATGTCTGGCCTCATATCTACCGTTCATAATTTTGTAATACAGAAAGGCAATTTTCAAAACATTCTCTGGATATTGTTTTGTTGACCTCTTGCTTATCGCACTAAGAAATTTTTCCATTTCGTTTTTATCTTCTTTAGATAAATTTCCAACTAGATTTGATGATGTATTTGCCAAAGCTAAAGACAGATCAATATCATAAATTTGTTGATTTTGAAATAGTTTGTTGAAGTTTGAAGACCAGTTTGCAACATCATATGGGTTAGCATAAAACAAAGCGGAGACCTTACCGAGTCCTTTAATGAAAAAACTTTGTGTTGCATCATCTATGCCTATTATTCCAAGCATAACCAAACGAGATACTGTTTTCTCTAAAATGCTGTCACTTAGTTTTTTATTCTGAAATGATGCTAAAGTCTTGGAAAACCATGTTTTTATATCGTCAATATTTTTAACATTTTCCACATGAATTTCATAGACTATATGAAATGCTAATGTGTCATAGGTCGTTAAAGCACTTATCGCAAGCATACGAGATTCTATATTTTGTGGTGTCAAAACAACCTTTTCTAGCTCTGTTCTTCTATTAGCAGGGAATAAAATATATGCGTCCCCTTGGGGATCAAATGCTGGGCGGCCTGCTCTTCCAATCATTTGCAAAACATCATATGACGGAACTACTTCATTTCCTCTAGTAACTCCTGCAATAATCACTCTTCTTGCTGGTAAATTAACGCCCCACGCTAATGTACTAGTTGCTACCAAAACTCTAAATTCTTTGTCTGATTTGAATTTTGTTTCCAGCTTTTCTCTCTGATCTTTATCTAAATTTGCGTTATGAAATTCAGCCTTGATATTTTTTCTTTTGAGTTCTTCAACGAATGTCTCTCCAATTTTCTTGGCATGAACAAAAATAAGAAACTTGTCGCTGAAATGCCTAAGTACTAATTCACAGGCTTCATCAATCATTTCGTAAATTGATGATCTGACACCTGATTGATCGTCGTATGTTTTTGTGTGAATATTCAAAACGCAAGGCCTATACTTGCTTTTGATAATGTATGTTGGTTTTTGATTCAAGGATACTGACATCCATTCAGCTATTTCATGCACATTAGGCAAAGTTGCTGACAGGAATACCATTCGACATTGTGGGTTTATTGTAGAAAAATTCATTAGCGCTGCTTCTAGATGATCTCCACGACCCTCTACTGTTAGCAGGTGAGATTCATCTACAACGCATACCCCTATGTTTTTAACCCAATCTTGATTTTTCTTACTAGTCCTTAACTTGTGGTTTAACATTTCCGAAGTCATTATTATGACATCAAAGCTATCAAAATCGTTTAATTTGTTATCTTTCTTATAATCACCTGTAAATATGCCGATTTTCAAGTCTGAAAAATGATGTGAAGCATGCGTCCAGTCATAATATTTTTCATTAGCCAAGGCTCTAAGAGGACACAAAAATAAAAACTTTTTTCTATTTTTTCTTATTTCATAAGACCCATACATTTCTGATATTACTGTCTTACCAGCACTTGTAGACGCTGCAATCAAACAATTACAGTCTTTTTCAATAGTTTCAAATATTGAAGATTGAACTATATTGAAATTTTCAAAAGGCCATTTCGCAAACTTATGATTTGAGGTTGCAACTAGATTGTTTACTTCTATTAGTTCAATTGTTTGGCTCATGAATTAATTATCGAACAAATCAGCAAAATGTCAATAGAAAAGCCGGATTCCCGAAGGAATCCGGCAAATTGAGTCAGGGTTGGAAATCACCACCTTTCAAGGGAAACGACTCAATTATACGAGTTGTTCGGACCTGAATCCTCTTTTATCATACTCTTTCAGCAAGAAGTATGTAAGCATATCTGTCAACTTATCAAATTCCTCATTGTTTTTTGCATTTGATAAGCAGTAGGATGCAGGGTTAAGTTCATTTTCATCAAGCTTCAAAGTATCTAGATAATTCAAAGCTTCTGCAAAATCATCTTGATACCTATAGTGTAGTCTGCTACACAGGAAATTAAGATCACCATCACCCAGAGTATGTGCAAAAGTTTTGAATACAGACTCTGGTTTCTTACTTGCCATGAGATTTCTCCATGTCAATTTTAAAAAAAGAAAAATTAGCAGATTTGCTAACAGCCAATTGGACAAAGTTTATTGATTACAGAACCCTTATGAGCCTTGCAATAAACTCTGTAAAATTATATGCAAATAATTGGTCGATGTTAGAATATGACAAAAAAATTCAAGGAAATAAAATAATGATCAGCAAAACCATAATAGAAAAACATGGTTTAGTTTTCTGGGTAGACTTTGAAGTGCCAATAGAAAACAAAGTAGCTATTGGCACTATTCAATTCTGCCAAGAATTATCTGGTAATTACCGTATAGAACAAATAGTTGGTAATTTATTTTATAGTCCTTAGACTACATTCACTTGTCTTATGGATATACCATCAGAATCAACAAATGTTTCATCTAGAACTATCGCTTTGTCTTCGTCTTCAAATCGAATACCAAGATTGTAGCTATCGATAACAGCTGCTCTGTTCTCTTTTTTAGCAATAACCCAACAGTAATCATCTGACTTCAGAATTTTTCCGTTTTCACTTTCTTCCGTGATCCCTATCTCTAGAAGAACTCCATCTGGTAGCCTTAACTGAATGTGCCCATGTTTTAAAAGATGGTTGATGAGCAAGGCCTGAATCTTGTCTGTTTTTTTCATTGAAGTGTCCTTTATAAAAAAGACTACTATATTTATGCTATACAGACATAAAACTAAATTAATGCTGATCACTTATATAAGCAAATTTTCTTCCCATATAATATTTATACTCAACTTCCTCCTCAACTAGTGGCAACGGCTCACCATTTTCATCCTCTACCTTGGTCCAACAAAAAACTGTAGTGCCTTCTCTTACAAATGAAAAAAAGATATTTGAATCTTGATTCCCTAAAATAGATATTCCAACCTTGAACACAATATGAAATGGCAAGGTAAAAAGATTCTTACTAAAAATCTGAATGCTTCTGACTATACTTTTCTCAATTTCTGTCTCTGTGTAAAACACACATATGTTATATCCGTCTAAATCAACATTCCATAATCTGTAAGCATTGAACCTTTTTTCTACTTCATAGCTCATTTTAAAAGATGAAAAAGGTCGCATGACCTTAGCCCAGAGTTTGCAAAGATCGACCATCTCTATAAAATTTTTTGATTTCAACATTATATTTTTCCTTGCAACTCTTCTATGAGGTTTCTGATACTTGGTTTACAATATTGAATTATTTGCTTCCAAATATTCCCATCATGTAAATGCTCATTCAATGTTTCATTCAGTCTAGATATTACCCATAGAATAACATCATCTTCATCAAAAAAATCATGAATGTTGAGGAATTTGTTTACTTGATCAATATTTGCATAACTAATATCACCTATAAATGTTGATTCGTAATTCAATTTTTTACATCTTTCAACAAAACATAGAATTAACTTACACCAATTTATGGCATCATCTACATCCATGCAAGCATCATTTCCCATAATCCTAAATTCAACTGTCTTCCTCTTTTCCTTTTTATAATGGAAAAAATTTATAGCAAAATATTTATTTTCACTTAATATCTCCATGCATTTTTTTATTGTGACTCTACATGAGCCATCAAACTCATAGTAAAATCCTAGCGGTTTGCAGTATCTGTTCAACCACCTGTTTTTCTTAGTCAAGAAAAAGAAAAAATGCTCAAATTGAATCCATCTGGCAACTAAAGCGCACAAATCTTTTTCATCAAAGTCCTCAACCTCTACATGTAAGTGCAAGCTACATCTATCGTCGGCAGCAATAGACTTGTGGCTTAACAAGCCCTCAATTACTTTACGAATTTCTAACAAGGCATGGTAAGGCTGATCCGGCGGGCTGCATACTTCAAGACCACAACTAGAGTCTGGTTTGACAATCCAATGATCATTATTATTTGTTTGATGCCATTTATTAATATCAACACTTTTTCCAAGTGTATTTTTGATTATGTCTCCAAAAACATAAATACCATTAGGCAGATTATTTTCCGAGCTTGAACGACTGAGCCGATCAAATGAGTTGTATTCTAATTCAACTCCCATCCTTCTAGAACAAAAACTAAACATTTGCAAACCTTATAGATTTGTACTTATAATATTATAACCATAAAGAAAGGCAATATAATGTCACAGAAAATTTGTTTGATGCTCACAACGAAAGAAAATAGAAAATTTTTCATATCAAGAAAATACCTCAAACAACTAATTGATTTTTCGGAAAATTTTGGATGCAATATTTCTATTGTCAAAACTGATACAAAAAACATCAAGACAATTCAAGATTTCATAAAATTACTTTGCAATCAAAACTATACGGATAATAACTCAAGTTATGTAATTATGAAAAAAAATCTACAATTAAAAAAAAGACAAAATACTAAAGCAAAAAAGATAAGAGATACAATCGAAAAAACATTCATGCAAAATCAAAAAACTAGCCTTGAAGAAATCAAGAAACTTTTTTTTGCAGAAAATATTTCTACAAGTAGCCTATCAACACACTTTTCTGAAGTGCGAAAAAAATTGAGCATTCGTGGAATTCAAATTGAAATGGTCAAAAAAGGCACTTATATGATCAAATCCTCTCCTTGATCATGTCTGCAACATTTGATAATGTTAAATTAGCAGAATCTTTTTTATTCATATCAAGTTTAATATTGAACTTATCTTCAAGATTATATATCAAATCAACAATATCCAAACTATCAACTCCTTTGCTGGATAAGCAGATGTCGAAATCTTCAGGGCACAATTTTTCGTTGAATATTTCGAAATAAACTTCTTTGATGCCGTCTTGAACAGTAGTCTGGGCTTGCATACCTTTCCCCCAAAAAAACAAGGACTCCCGGCATTGTACCGGAAGTCCTTGTTTTTTGCAACAATCAAGGTTCAGCCTAGAATGTTATCAATCTCTTCGTCATCCCCATCGCCAGCATCAAATGCTTCAACATCAGGATTGTCAGTAGCATTGATTGCCTCTTTGAATGGCTCAAGATATTCCAAAACCTCCTCAGATGAGCTAGCATCGATCAAGGACGGACATTCTGTTAGCACTTCAATAGGAACATCATTTCTTTCCATACTTGATTTAAATTTAAAACCTTCTTTTCCGTTTGCATATTCCGGCCTGACTGTAAAGTTGCCAGCACCTCCAGCTACTATTCTATCCGCATCTAGCAGGGCTCCCAGAAGCCCGCCAATAGGATTAATTCCTTTTTCGAAGAATAGAGGAATGTTCTCAACCTCAATAAAAGGTCTAACACTCCTGTTTTTCTTGTTGCTAATTTTGATGTTGATGCCGATACTTTTTTTCTTCGCAAGTCCCGGCACTTTTTCTTCAATCTTTTTCTGCGTTTGAGTGCGAAATCTCAAAGATGCATAAAAAGGCAAAGAGTTGCCCCCGCCTGCGGTTGTTTCAGGATTTCCGTATAGAACTCCAATTTTATCTCTAATCTGATTCATAATCACAACACTAACATTGTTTTCTTCCATGATAGTATTGAGTTTTCTAAGCTCCTTGCTACAAATCTTTGCCCGTTCTCCCGGCTGCTCATTACCGCCAACTATGCGTTTAAAATCAGCCTGTGTATATCCTTCAGGCAGATCAGTCTCCCTGAATTCTCTGGCACAAGGGCTAACAGAAATAGAGTCATAAACTATTACAATAGGCTTATCAGCATATTTCTTGTTGCTACGAATATGCTCAATTGCAAGATACATGACATGGAAACACTTTTCTAGCGTTTCTGGTGTGTATCTAACAATTCTATTAAGGTCAGCGTGAGAGGCCTTCTTAATGAAATCCTTGTTTATGGCGTTTTCACTATCAATCAATATCGGTATGCCACCAAGCTTCTGACAACCGAAGAGTAAATTAGTCCCCAATAACGACTTTGATGAAGCGCTGGGGCCGAATATCTCTGTTAAACGACCACCGGGAACGCCACCTTTGATAAACCTTCCTGAACAACAATAATTAATTGCTAAATTGCCAGTATCGATATAATAGTTGGAGGCTTTTTCAGATTCCCCTACTACCTCACCGCCAGTATTGCTTGCGAGGCTTGCAAAAATATCGTCATCGCCAGCATCAGCTTTTTTTGCTCTTGCCATCTCAAATCTCCTAAATTTTTAAAAAAAAGAATACGAAAGGACGCACCAAGGAGCCAAACAACTCCTTGGTGCGGGTAAATTAATATCAGCCTAGCTTATCGAGGGCAGCTTGCAGTTCGTCATCCATTCCAAGATTGATTAAATCCTCGATCTCGGACTTGGGAGCAGCTTTGGCAACAGGTTTAGCTGCTGGCGTTGCTGCTTTTACAGCTGCGGGTTGTGGTTTAGCTGACTTGGGGGAATCATCTTCCCAGTCAGCCTTTTCATTGCCACCGTTGAAGAATTCAGCCATTGCAGCAATGATTTCTTCCCTAGGCAACAACACCCTGAAACTGTCAAGATCATGGAGATTTGCAAGCCATGATTTGATTTCGGAATCTGTGCCAAGAGGAGAAATGTCCTCAAAGCTACTTTGAGCATAGTCAGGGTATTCAAACCCACCGTTGCCTTTCTTGATTTTCTTCACCAATCGGAAGTCTCTGCCTTCAGATGGATGGAGAACATTGCCAAGCTTCTTCAAGCCGGTTATTTGATTTCCATTGATGGAATCAATTATGATGGTCTGCAAGGTCTTCCCGCAAGAAAACACCTTGGGGCCAACATTGGTGTCCATGGAATTGGTTTTTGGATTCAGCTGTTGGCGCACAATCGTGTTCCAGTAAAATCGCTCGATTGGCTTGATGCCACG